GTTTCCCAGTCACGATCCGGGATGCTAAGATCAGTGGCACAGATGAGTTCTCTCGCCGTATGAAAGAGCTACGTGACATCACCATGCGTAAGCTCAACATGCAGGATGAGTCAGCTAGTTCCCTACAGAACATGGGTGTAGCTATGGCTGAGTTTATCTTTGATAAGACAGGTAAGCAGCTAAACTTAGGGGATCCAACTAATGGTCTACTAAAGATTGGATTCCAGTCTGCCTTTGGTTTTGGTAACGTATCTCAGTTCTTCATGCAAGGCTTCCATGCTACAACAATCATGGCTATCAGCCCTGTGCATGGCCTTAAAGGTGCAGCTATGACCATCCCAGTGAGGGCTGGCCTTCGTGCTAATACACCTGAGCTTAGGAAGTTAGCTGTACAACGTCTAGCTAAGGCAGCTGAGATCTCAGAGAAGGATGCTGATGAACTTCTTGAGTACATCCGTACCTCAGGTCGTGCTGTTGTAGACGGTGATGCTATCGAAGATGGTACAGGTGTTGGCTTCGGTATCTCAGGTTGGAATGGTGAGAGCATGAAGTATTCTACACTCAGTGGTGTAGGCTACAACATCAATAAGCTGGCTACTAAAGGTCTCGACCTTGGTCTGTATCCATTTAAACAGGGTGAAAGACTTGCTCGTTTGACTGGTATCAACACAGCTGTCTTTGAGTTCAAAGCTAAGTTCCCTAAGGTATCCATTCTTTCTGATGAGGCTCGACAGTGGATCACTCGTCGTGAGCAAGACCTTACATTCAACATGTCCTCTCTGTCTCGTGGTAAGGTGCAGTCAGGTCTTATGAAGGTTCCTACTCAGTGGTTGTCCTACACACTACGTTCCTTGGAGACTGTATTCGTTGGACGTAACTTCACTGTAGCTGAGAGAGCTAGACTGTTTGCTGTACTTGGACCTATGTATGGCCTGACTGGCTTCGGTGCAGGTAGTGCAGCTGACTATATCGGTGAAAAACTAGGTATCAAACCTGATAGCAACATGTACATTACCTTGAAGTATGGTATGCTTGACGGACTTATTGGTGCTCTAGGAGGTGATGTAGAGATTGGTCTTGGCCAACGTCTTGCACCAGTAGGGGCTATCACAGATACATGGAAGAAGATCTTTGATGAGAGTGCTTACGGTGCTCTTGTTGGCCCATCAGGTGAGATTGCAGGTAACCTGTACACAGCTGTGATGGATTCTGTATCCTCCTTGCTACATGGCCATACCGCAACCCTAACTGATGATGTAGTAAAAGTACTTCGTCAGCCCTCAGGTCTGGATAACATAGCTAAAGCTATTGGTATCTTCAACAATGGTATCTACCGTAGTAAGAATGGTATTGCACTTGAGAGTGAGATGACAGTTGGTGACGGTATCGTAGCCCTTACAGGCTTCACACCACTTGAAGTAGTTGAGAACTATTCTCGTCTAGGTCAAATCTACACCAGCAACAAGAAGTTTGCTGACTTCCGTAAAGAAGTTAACCGTGATGCTGAGAATATCTTTGCTTTGATGCAAGGTGATAGGTCTGATGTAGACAAGGCTATCCAGCTTATGCAAGAACTAGAAGAACGTATCAGCTTCTCAGGGTTCTCATTCTCTCAGACAAGCCAACTACGCAGCTCTACTCGTACTTCACTTGAAGGCAACTGGAGCAAGATACAAACTAATTTGATTGAGCAAGACAGACTGTATGCTCTACAAGCTACTCAATCTATCCTGAAAGGTACAGAATAATGGCTGGTATATTTGCCCCAACTCTACAGAGTGAAGTCTCCCCTGAGCAAGCAGTTGAACAACCCTCTATGCTGGCTGCTGTAGCTGGTTTGGGTAGTGACTTCCTGAGAACTATGGGTTCATCTAGAAGCTCATCTTCTGGTTCCACTAAGATTGACCCTAACTTGGCTGTATTTCAGCAGGGTATGGAAAGAGTAGAGGCTATCAGAGACAGACAGGGTGAGTCAGCTGCTCTTATTGCTGAACGTCAGCTTGCCTCTAACTTTGCCATGAAGGGTATTGACTTTGGTACTGAGTATAAGAACGTCTACACAACCACAACTGGCCGTCCTTGGGCTGGTTATGGTCTAGACACTGATGCCTTCATGCTCGAACAGGCTAAGGCTGACCCTCAGGTACAGGCATCTTACATTGCATCTTATGCTTTGTTGCCTCAAGATGCTACAGAAGACCAGAGACTTGAGTATGCTATTGGTCAGAAGGCACAACTACAAGCATCAGCTGATGTGATTGCTAGATCTAAGTCTGAGCAAGGATATGCATGGTCAGTACAAACTGAGGCTGCGTATGGTACTGCTATTGATACCTTCCTGAATACTAATCTAGGTTCTCTAGTAAGCACTACACAGCAGGGTGGTAAAGTAGGTCCACAAGCTCTAGCTAACTTGGGTGCATCTTGGGCACAACTCAAAATTGGTGTGTCTCGTCCAAGAGGTATAACTGATGACCAGTGGAAATCTACACAAGAGAAGATCACAAGCATTGATAACTTGTTGACTACCCTGACTAAGGCTTCCTCTACAGATGTATTGTTTGAAGAGATTACGTCTGCCTTAGCTAATGCTATATTAGTTGAAGGTGAAGGCTCTACAGCCTCTATTCTTGCAGCTGCTACAGCAATCAAAGACCCTGTAACATTAGCTACTCTTGCTGGAGAAAGTATGAATACTTTCGTTATGGGTTTAAAGGGGTCAATCAACCTAGACATTACACAACCACAGCTGTTTGGCCACATTGTACAGCAAAGTGCAACTGGCCTTGGTGGTACACCATCAGGTAACATTACCATTGATACACTACCAGCTTCTGTGGCAAGCAAAGTAGAAGGTCTGTCTCCTCAGCAGTTCTATGATGGCCTAAAGGCTTCGGGTCAGTTGACTAAGATGGTAGATGCTAACGCCTTGCAACGTCCTGAGGGTCGTCAACAGTTCGTAGAGAATGCAGCTGGTATCGGTGCTGTACTCATGTCTATGAAGAATGAAGACTTCCTGTCTGCATCCTTCCTTACTGAATTGGTAGGCAACCCACAGTTCGTTAAGAACGTAAATGCTCTTGATGCTGTTGACCCTGAGGGTGCTACAGTATCCCGTACATATGTACGTAGTGGCTTGACCACCGAACTTGTACGTCAGCAACGTAACCTTGCAGCTATTGAAGCTACCTCAGTGGCCTCTTGGAATGGTTCTAACTACACACTCAACCAAGAAGAATTGTTGGCTAAGTCACCAGCACCAAGAGTAGAGGGTTTCAACCGTTCACTTCAGAAGTACTACGGCGGGGATATTGTAGCTGGTGTCAGAGATGGTTTCAGAGGTGTGATCGGTGATGGCTATACAGATGTACTTCAACTTGCTGGTCTGTATAACCTTGAAGGTGCACTAGATCGTAGAGATGCTATCGGTGTTATCAACCAAACACTCGGTGCTCTTGCTGTAGACGAGCCAGCTGGTGCTGTTACCTTTGATGTGACTCAGCTGTCAGGTCAAGCTCCTGTTGATCTAATCACTACAGCTGAGAGTGCTCTAGGCCTCAATGAAAACAAACAGAAAGAGACACTGACTAACTTCCTTTCAGCTGGTGGTGTAGACATTGACCCATCTCAGACAGCTTGGTGTGCAGCCTTTGTTAATGCTACACTAGCTAAGACAGGTCTTGATGGTACAGGTGCCTTGAATGCTCGTTCCTTCTTGGAATGGGGTACAGGTGTTGACACACCACAGCTTGGTGACATTGTAGTTCTCTCTCGTGGAAACAACCCTGCACAGGGTCATGTAGGATTCTTCAAAGGCTTCGATGCCAATGGTGACATTCTTATTCTAGGTGGAAACCAAAGTGATGCAGTGTCTGTAAGCTCTTACAGCAAGGACCGTCTGCTTGGTTACCGTAGGCCAGCTGGTATCACTGGTGGTGGTACTGAAGCAGCACTGAGCCAGGCTGTCTACAAGGCAGCTACTGATCCTACATTCCTTCCAACACCTACTGTAGAAGTAGACACTACAATAACAACTACAGAACTACCACCTGTAGAGGCTACAGCAGTACAAGCAGAAGCTGCCCTACCTACTCAGGCAGAGGCTACTCAAACAACTGCTCAAGCTCCAACAGGACAGAGAACACCACCTGAAATTGCTGCACTACTCGAAGCTATTAGTACCCGTAGTTTGAACAGCAATGAGTCCAAACTGCTACAAGACTATATTCAAAGTATTGGTAACTAATGTTTACCCTCTTAACATCTAAGCTAAGCCGTATGTTATCTGGTCTGCTTGCTGCTGTAGGTATTCTCTTCGGGGTGTATCTCTACGGTAAGCAGACACAGAAGCAAGAGGATAAGCTAGACGATCTAGAGGACTACAAGAAGATAAGGGAGAGGATTGATGAGACCCCTATTAGTGTTGACATCAATGATGCTGTTGACAGGCTGTCTAAGCACAACCAACTACGGGACTGAGGCTATATGCTCTATCCCTCTCCCTACTGTATCACGTAATGATACAACACAAACAATCATAGAGGTAGATAACTTCTCAGCTAAATGGAGGGCAGCTTGTAATGGCTAAAGACCCAAGACTAGACAGGGCTGGTGTATCAGGTTTCAACAAACCTAAGAAGACACCTAGCCATCCAACTAAATCTCATGTTGTTGTAGCCAAGGTAGGTGATGAGATTAAGACTATCAGGTTCGGGCAGCAAGGTGTCAGTGGTGATAAGAAGCCTACAGCTAGGCAGAAGTCCTTCAAGGCTAGACATGCCAAGAACATAGCCAAGGGTAAGATGAGTGCAGCTTACTGGGCCGACAAGGTAAAGTGGTAATAGAAATAAATGAAGCCCCAAGGAGAAATCCAAGGGGCTTTATCTTTATTGTTTCATTTGTGTATCTCCTTGAGTGTCTCATTGGCCCACTGTAGGTACTGTTCAGCTTTCGCCATGTCCTCTGTGGGGTTGCCTTTGTAGAAGGCACGATGGTTGTACTTCATTACGTTGCCTCGACAGTAAGCAATGAAGCCTTCCTTACCAAGAACTTGTTTGATGTAGTCGATGCACTCGATACCATCACTGTGGTTGTAGTGAAATGGTTTGTCGATGTTGTTGTAGTTGTTATCTTCCATTAGGCATTCTCCACAGTGGCCTCGGTCATCTAGTAGGTAGTCACAGGTCTCGCAGTAATCTCCTAAGCTCCATTTAGTCATCACAACTTTTCCTTCATAAATACCTTCACCCATTGAGCACATATATCACTCCGTACAATATCGTCAACACCAAACTCAATGATAGGTACAGGTAACATGTGCTTCTTAGCTAGGTGGATAACCTTGGATAGACCATCAGCTTCCTTCAAGTCTGACTGCTGTACGTCACCATTGAGTACGATGGTAGTACCCTCACCTACTCGTGTCAGTAGCATCTTGAGTTCATGAGTAGTGATGTTCTGTGTCTCATCTACAATGATGAAGGCATCCTCGAAGCTACGTCCCCTCATGAGGGCTAGAGGTGCCATCTCAATGTTGCCGTTCTTGATAGCTGTCTCGACTACACCCTTACCTAAGTGCTTCTCTAAGACATCCAAGACAGGCAAGGCCCAAGGCATAGTCTTCTCAGCTAGGTCACCCTTGAGGAACCCAAGCTCCTTGCCTACAGCTACGTGAGGACGAGTGATAACAATCTTATCAATCTTCTTCTCACTATACATCTGTGCTGCATAGGTAGCTGTAATGTATGTCTTACCTGTACCAGCTGGACCTAATACAAAGATCTGGGAGCTTGTGTTCAACGCATCAATGAAGTCCTTCTGCTTATCAGTACGTGGTAGTAGGACTACAGCTGGCTTCTTGTCAGCATTCTTGTAGGTTGTCTTACGACGAGTAGTTGTCTTCTTGGGTTGCTGTTGTACCATTTTATAATTCAATCAACTCTGCTGATGTGTATGGGATATGGAAGAACTTCTCACCCTTCTGGATGTATCGTCCCTTGGCTTCCTTGAGACTGTCCTGTGTTAACAGTGTGTCCTTGATCCTCCATGATCGTGACTGGGAAAC